GGTGTAGCACCGACAAAAGGATTAGATACCATTCCGTATCTTGTTTTGAAACCAATCTTAGGTTGGAAAGTATTCTCACCAACTGCACGAACCATTTGTAATGGAACATACGGACAGTAGAATAAACCAGCATCGTAAGGGTTAGACCCTCTATAACCAACAGTCATGTAGTCAACACCTGCATAAGGGTCGATATAGACTTTAACTTTTCCGTTAAGAACACCAGCAAAAGTATTGCCTGTGTCATCAACATTCAAAGAAGTTGATAGAGCAGGAGTATAATCTAATACTCCAGCCATTGATAATGCAGAAGCAACATCAGAAGAACATAAGATAAAGTTACCTTTTCCTCTTCTTGTTTCTTTTGCAATAACATTAGCTTCTCTTTCGATTTGGAAAATCAAACCTTTGAATTTCTCAACTGACCATCTTCCGTTAGCATCAACATCTAAGTTGAAAGTACCTGCTGAAGCTGTTGAAGCTGCACCAGTTTTTGCTTGTAAGTTAACATTTCTGATAACTTCACGGTTGATTTCAGCAAGAATCTCAGATGATAAGATGTTTGCTAATTCTGATTCTGCATCAAGACCGTGGATTGCTTTGAGGTCTTGTGCTAATTCGAGTGTGTACTCAGCTTTTAATGCTCTGGATTTTGCAGTCACAGTTGCTTTCTCAATAGTGAAAGCCATTTCTGCAAAGTGATTCCCTGCTCCGTCACCCAAACTCTCAGCCGAAGCTGTTGACATACCTGCACCTGTTGTAGATGCGTATGAAGGAGATGATGTGTCGAATGGGTCACCAATTGGGTCTGAACCTACTGAAGTAGATGTAGTTTGAGGAGACGCAGAATAGTCTGAACGAGCTTCGTTATGAAGTGCTTCTGACATTCCGTCTCTTGTCGCGTTTACATCGTCATGATATCTTGCTTTCATAGCAAAGATAAGACCTGTAGGACCAGTCATTGGTTGAACACCACAAATGTCGTAAGCAACGAGATTTGGCATAGCTCTTCTTACTAAAGAAATTAGGATTGGGTCCCAATTGCTTATAGCAGAGCCAGTAGCATTTAAAGGTGCAGCTTCTTCAAGAGTAGTTCTATCTTCGTTAAGAGCTTTCTCTTGGTTTTCAAGGATAACTGCGGTTACTGCTCTCTTATAGTTGTCTTCGATTTTTGGCAAATCTGAATGTTCAAGTATAGGAGACCATTTTTCTTGTAAATTTTCTGATAAAAACATTTTACATTTTTCCTTTAAATTAACCTAATGGTTTTAGTTTACTTATAGCAGATGAGTATCTTGCGATAGTTGGGTCAAGAACTTCTTCTAATGATTTCTCATCTTCAAAAGAACCTGTTCCTTCTTCCACATTCATCTCTTCTGCAATGTTATCGCCTTCAATATTACCGAAATATGCTTCTTTGATTTCCGCAACTTTATCACTAAAGTCTTCTACATCTTTGAAGTCTACTCCGTTTGAAAGTGATTCCATTTTCTCTTTTTGTGATTCAGTTAAGTCTTCACAGGCTTCTCTGACCACATTTGCTCTCTTCAATGAATCAATCTCTTCAGTCACTTCCATATTCTTGGAAACTTCTGAGTCGAGTTTTTGTTCCATTTCATCGAGTCTATTTGCGAGTTCGTCCATGACATTGTACTTATCTTCTGGCACTTCAACATAATGTTCTGTGAACAATGTTTTCATTCCTTCGATAAAGTTCTCGGTCATTTCCGCTCTCAAACCTCTTTCTATTGCAAGTTCGTTTTCTTTCGTCCACTCTTCTGCACAATATGTTAGATACTTGTCAACTGCTTCCGAAAGGTCACCTTTAACTTTTTCCACTGAGGTTTTTAATTCTTCTGAATACTGAGATTCTAAAGACTCTTTAATCTCTGCAACTTTACTTTGTACTGCTGCTTTAAAGATTGTTCTAGCTTTCTCGGCATTTTCTTCTGATAAGTCTAATGCTTCTGAGATTGCATTGAGGTCGTCTTCAACTTCTATCTCTACCAATGAAGATTCGAGTTCTGCAGTATCAACAGTTTCTTCAACTGCTTCTTTCTGTTCCTCTTCCTCTTCTTCCTCGTCTTCATACTTCTCGGCAACTTTAAGCACTGATGCTTCGTCCATTCCTTTTAGCATTTCAACGATTTTTCTTGCGACTTCTGCTTTAGTCAAGGTCTCGTCAACTTCTTCTTCTGACATTTCACCAAAAGTTTTTTGAAGTTCCTCTTTGGTCATATCCTTCATATTGTTGACAATCGCCTTGATTGATTCCATTTTAGTTGCTTTCACAACTTCTTTCTCAGAATCGTCATCTTCTTTAAGTTTTTCTGATTTCTCAGGAGCAGGTGCAGATTTGTTTACTGCATCTTTAACTTGTTTAGTTTCGCCACCAGCCTTTTTAACTGAGTCGACAGACTTGTCAACAGGATTTTCTTCAGGTTTTACGACCTCACCTTTTCCGGATTCTATTTTCTCCGCATCAGATGAACCTTGCTTAACAGGTTTGGTGTCACCCTTTTCAGCTTTAGCGTCAGGTTGTCCTGCCTCTGCAACTGTTTCAACAGTTTCTTCAACTGTTTCTAGGTTATTTTCTAACTCTGCCATTTTTCTCTCCTGTTTGAGTATTAAACTTATTTATAATAGTTTACTTTTTATTTATATGTTAGAGACTCTCAACGAACCTTTTCCATAAATTTAACTTGGTTTCCTCTATTTTTGATGCTTGGACAGTGCGGATTTGCTTCTGCATTGCTTCAAGTTCAACTGCTTTGAGAATACCATTCTCCATTACCCACTCTACTCCTTCGTATATACCTTCAACGAAGGCTTCAGGAGCACTTGGGTCTGCAACGATGTCCGCAGCTGTTGCCAACTGAAAGTCACCCTTAACATATTGTGCATCACCTTTTGATTCAAGTGAACCTAAACCTCTTGATGAAACACCTAATTTAGCACCATCTGAAATCAAACTTCTTACGATTTGACCATTTGGAGTGCTTAAAATCTTTGCTCGTCCCACATAATTATCACCATCTTCTTCTAGTGATGTAATTAAATGTGAAACTCTATCTAAATTGATTGTTGGTCCTTCTGGATGTCCCAACTCACCGAATGCACGGTCTTTTTCAATGAATTCTTTTCTATAACGACCAACTTCTTTTTCCATTATGTCTTTTGGATAAACTCTGCCGTTTCTATTTTTGATTTCTGATTGCATGAATACTCCTTCGATGTAGTATTCTTTCTCACCTTTCTCGTTTTGTTCGATGATTACAGGTGATATTGCGTAATCGTTATATTCAGATATTAGTTTCATTGAATAACTCCTTAAATTCGTCTATAGAGAATGATTCTCCCATAGATTTTAAAACATTCTTAATGTCTTTCATGCTTTTCTCAGCATCTTTTAAGTTTTTGTATGTATCACCTGTGTCCATTCCATCTAAAAATACAAAAACTTCTTTACCTTTTTGTGAATAAGTTAGGTCGTACTTCTTACTTCCAGCTTTAACTACTTCATTTTTAAGTTGTTTATGACCACTAGGCAACTTTACTTTTGCTTCGTTAAGTTCTAATGTCATTTGCTGAAACGATTTCATACTAGTCCTCTTTTTTATCCATCCAATTTACCTGAGATTCGACTCTTTTCATGTCGATATTCTCGGCAGCTTTTTGATGTAAACCTTGAAAAATAGTTTCTTTGGCATTTTCCATTTTACCATCTTCAATCTGGTCTACAATTTCTTTTGCGATATCATTCATTTATTAAAATCCTCCGAAGTCGTCTTCGCCTTTTTCACTTTCATCTCCACCACCTTCTTTCTTTATTTGAGAGTCGATGATTTTGATATCTTCCTCTGTTTGATGCAACACATACTTTCTGATGTATTCATCTGAGAAGTATTTGCCGACATATTCACTCATTTGTCCTAGAGTGTCCATTCGTTCTCTTAATACTTCTGCATCTTTTAATTCTGTAAAGTGGTTGTCTGTTGCCCAATCGTATTGAATAAAATCTTTAACTTTATCAAACTCTTCTGCACTTACAATCTCTTTCAAAATCAATTGAGTTCTCAATATATCATTGAATACTCTTGCAAATTTCTTTTGAAGTCTATTAGTAAACTTGTTAAACTTCAATTCGTCTCTCGTAATCTCTGATGATTTACCCATGTTGAAACCATTATCTGATTCCATACGAGAGATAGGTACATTCAATGCACGATATAGTTTCTTCTTAAAGTATTCTATATCTGCAATGTCATCTAAATTCTGACCACCTGGAAGTGTAGAGATTTCTGTTCCTCTTCCACCTTCTCTTCTTGGTAACCAGAAGTCTTCCATCATAGACATGTGTTTTCTATCGTCTTTGATTTCACCTGTCTGTGCGTTATAAACAAGTTTATTTCTATACTTGTTCATAACTTCTGATAAGTATTGTT